CTTGGCAGGACATGTCCTGTCAGCCGTTTCTCAAGAGGTCTTTTAACGAAGGCCCGATGGTAAGGCACCAGATGCAGAATCTGGGAGAGCACCATGAAACGATCAATTAAATTCATGTTAAACATAAACACACACAAATTGCGTGTGCCACGCATAACAAAGGCACGGAGAGCACTAGTTGACACAATTAAATGCCAAACAGGCGTCTCTCTCGGGCAGGATGCATCAAAGTTGTTTACAATCTTTGACTCCTGGACAAAATGTGAAGGTATACGCTCCTCAACTTTGCGGTTGAAGAGTATATATTTAATCACACTTTGTCTCCTGCTTAACCAACCGAATCCCTGTATACCATTCGTTCGAACAACAGAAGGTTTTCCTACTGTTATTCTATTCCTTAAGAAGTATCAAAATACTCCACAAGGAAAGCAGGCTATTCTAAGTCTGCTCGCGTGGTATAGAGGTGTACGAGCTCCTGGAAAACCCGATTTCACGTCCATCACTGATGAACGAAAAGTCGAGATTTCCAGTGAACTCATACAACGGATTAGTTCAAACATTAAAAGAAATGAAACTTTTAATGTTTCGAATCTAAGCCCTCCTAAAATACAGTTAAGATCTAAAGGTGGACCGAATGGACAGGCCACCCTCACATGCCTTCAAGATTTATCAAGTCTTGAAGAACATATGAAGGAGTCTATCCAATATATTGCCGAAGCACAAGGAGGAGAAGATTTTATCGACTCCTTCTTGGAATTCGACGATATAGTTCAAGAGTCAGAATCATGGAAACCTCATCTCATCCATTCAAAACTTGCAGTTAAGCAAGAATTGGGTGGAAAAGATAGGGTTTTCGCGATTGTTGACTATTGGACTCAGTCTACTTTAGAACCACTACACTCCCAGTTAGCCTCGATCTTACGTACAATTGATAATGATTGTACATTTGACCAGGGGAAAGGTGTTGAGGAAATCAAATCTTGGACTAAATCTTCTTCAGAGATTTATTCTTTTGATTTGAAATCAGCAACAGACCGTTTTCCTTTAATACTTCAAGCTAAAGTATTAGAGAAACTAACTGGAGAAAATGAGTATAGTTCTCACTGGGCTAATCTTATTGCTAACCGACAGTTCAAATATAGAAAAGTTTTCTATAAATGGTCTGTGGGTCAGCCCTTAGGAGCTTATTCGTCTTGGCCTATCTTTGCCTACTCACATCACTTAGTAGTGAGAGAGGCAGCAAAGATGGCTGGTGTTAAAGACCCCCAATACTACTTACTCGGAGATGACATTGTCATCAATGGGAAAGCAGTAGCGGAGAAATATCAAATCTTAATTGAACAATTAGGACTTGACATATCTTTAACAAAATCGATATTCGGTAGTCATGCCGAATTCGCAAAACGAATATTTTCCGAAGGATTAGAAATTAGTCCTACTCCGGTGAAACTCTTGCTCGCTTTGCAGCGAGATCCCCTTCTTATCAAAGAGGCATGTCAAGAGCTATACCAAAGGTCCTCTGATAAAGAGACCTTTGAGAAACTCCGATATATCTCCATGAAGTCATTTGCTGCGACCACTCGGTCGAAGGAAATGGCTAGACGGGTTCTTATAGTCGGGAGTAGTTTAGGACCAGAGGGAATCCCCCCCATTCTTCATGGGGTAAGGTCTCCTTGGCCACTGTCAAAACGTGAAAACGTTGAAACAGTCTACTCTAGCATTAAATACAAGTATTTAATGTCCGCCTTTAAGAAATCTGCTGATAAGATCTCTACTTATAGAGATGATATCAAAAGATTAGAGTTCCCTGATATATCAAGGGAGGCTCATTCATTGCACCCTATATGGATGGCCATTGACAGACAACAGTCTTTCTTTGGCAATGCACATAGGAGTATAGGTAAGTATTGGACTTCACTGAAGTCTAAAACTTATCTTCCAATGAATGATTTACCAAGTGTTGAGTCATTCGATTTAAAAGCTTTGACAAAAAGCCATAAATCTAGAACTCTTCACCAGGCAAACATTATTTTACTAACCCATTCGGCCATGGTTATAGCAGAACAGGTTTTCAAAGAACGGC